TTATTACGCCGCGTAACGACCGATGAGCTTCACCGTGCCGGTCGCGTCAGCGTCGGCGGTCAGCGTGAAGGCCACATCGTAGAACACCGAAGGGTCGCTGGTAAGACCGAGGGCGTCCCACAGTTCCTTGCCGCTGTTCGCAATCGTGAACACCGCAGCTTCGTGCAGAACATCCACGCCGTTGAGCGCACCGTCCTTGAGGGACAGGGCCGAGGCAAAGAAGTCAGCATCCTGCACAGCGCCGCCATCCTTGGCGGTGCGATACAGGCCGATGTCCGAGATCGTCGTCGTGCCGATGTCCGGCGAGTAGATGCGCAGATCCGTCATGACCGCATTCGAGGGAACGCGGAACATCCGGTAGGTCGAGCCGGTGTTATCACCAGAGGTGATGGCGACCGTCGCAACCTCGATACGCTCGAAGCCACCATCAACCCGAGGGCTGTTGAGGACTGCGGGCAACGCATCTGCATTGGTAACAAGGGTTGATTTAACTGCTACAACTGCCATTTTCCTTTACTCCCTTATTCCGCGCAGAGGATGTCAACGATCTTCTTCTCTTCCGTGCGCGTGGCACCGAAGGTACCCATCAGATAGATCTGATACGGGTGCGAAGAAAGATCACGACGCTGCGTGATGTCAGACATGATGTCGTTCCACATACCCAAGTGAACGCCCGAGGGCACCCACACAGGGCAGCGACGATGGCTCGAGCTCGTCGGCAGACGCTCGGTGTGGATGAAGTTGATGCCCAAGAACTGCATCACCTTGCCATCCTTCATCACCGGAGTGTCGCTGTTGAAGTCGCTCGAGACCACTTGGATCTGGCCCAAGAGGTCGTCGTGCTGCTCGGCAGAGATGGCGCAATACACCGGCTCTGCGTCGAGATCGACTTCGTTTTCCATCAGGATGCGACGCGCTTCGCGCAGCTTGTCGACCGTGAGGCCCACGTTGCCAGAGGCAGCGTAGTTCACAGCAACGCGCTGGTTCGACGTATCGAAGCCCGTGGTCGTGCCACCAGCCTCGCCCGTCTTGTTGTCGCCGAGCATACCGCTGATGATCACATCGTCCATCGCACGGCCCATCGCGTACAGACCGTTCTGCGCGTAGGCAGACTGCGGGTCAGCGAGGAGACGGAGCTTGTCGAAGTTGTCGATCAGGTCGGCCCAGTCGAAGTCTTCCGGAAACACCCAACGACGGTTGTTCGGGGTGTTGACCGGGACGATCGGCTGGTAGCGGGTCGAAACCGCACGAGCAGCGGTAGCACCGTACTGCGTGACGACTTCAGACGCCTTGCCCTTGTACGAACCAGTCTGCACAGAGGTGCGCAGCTTGGAGCCCTTTTGCTGCAACAGCAGCGAGATGTTAGTGCCGTATTGGACGGCATAAACTGATGCAATATTGTCGGCCATGATAGCCCTCCAAAAAAACTAAATAAGTAGTGTTTCTCGGATAGCTTGTCCGTTGCCGGGGCCAAATCCTTGTGGGATACGCTCCCACCGCTCGGTCGTCTTTCCGACTGTCAGCGGGGTCTTGCGACTTGCCCGATCCTAAAAAAAGAGACCCGAGATCTCTCCCGGGTCTCAACGCCTTTCGGCTCTCTAGGAGATACGCACGAATGATACACACGCGCGTACCACACTAGCAACTACTCTGTAAATAGCTCCGGGTTCGCCATACGCTGCAACCGCATCATCTCCTCGATTGCACCCTGCCGAACTTTTTCGTCACGGTTCATGTAACGGCCCATGAACTCCTGATCAGCAAACATTCCAGCGATCTTGTTCTTCGCTGCCTGCGGGGTGAGCGCACCACCAGCGGTGCCCTCGGCGGCCACGAACGTGCCCTCCGCAAACGACGCACCGATCGAATGGAAGAGCTTCAGCATCGGCCCGGTGCCGATCGCTTCCTCGAGCCGCTCAAGCGAGTCAGCGTCGATTCCAGCGTCTGCACCAAACTTTGCCACAGCCCGCTTGGCAAGCTCGACGTTTTGATCAGCCGCGGCACCCCACTCCCGGCGCAGGGCGGTGAAATCTTCCTCGGACTTCGACAGGAACGACTCGCGCTCCATCTCTATCCGCTTGCCGGACGTTTCGTTCCACCACTCGGCGAGCCCCTTGGCTTGCTTGCTTGTCAGCCCAAGCTCATGCAGGACGGGAGAGACCGCCTGCGCGAACGAGCCGTCATCCCCTTCCGGGACTGGCAGTTCGTACTTATCGGCGCTCTCCGGGCGTCCTAGGCGGTTATAGACGGCACTCCAGCCCTCTGCGTCGTCGTCCGACTTGGGGGCGAGAATGGTGCGTCCAGCTTTGTCAGCGCCGAATACCTTCTCGAGGTTCTGGTAGGAGAGCAGCGCGTCGGCTGGCCCCTTCCACCCCTTGGCCTTGACTAGTTCACCTAGTTGACTAGCCGTGCCTTGGTCGATCCCTTCCGGCGCGTACCACGCGGGAGCCGCTGCCGGAGCAGTCGGGTTGCCTGCTGGTGCAGACCCTTGATCGTCACTCATCGATGAATTCCTCTTGCAGATTGGTCAAGGTCTTTTCGTCCAGTTGCAGCGCCTCGACAATGAGCTGCACCGTTTCTTGTCGGCCAACCATGCGACCGACCTCGAACATATCCGTCGCGCCTGTTTTGTCCGATGCGACCGGGGGTTTCCCGTAACGGCTGAACCGCTTCAGATGGGCAATGATGATCTGGCCGTCTTCGGACAATTTGTTGGTCTTGCCGTCGATTAGCGCCCGCTTGTAGGCACGGGAGCGGAACATCACTCGAGCGATTCTCGAGCGCATCACAGAGATCATGCTCGGCATCAGCGCTTCCTCAACCAAGTCAGATATTCAGCGCCTTCCTCTGGCTCCCACCAGACTTTGACCATATCGGGGTGGTTGTCCGGCAGCAGAGGGTTGATCGTCGTCAGCCCGCAGGGCGATAGCGCGTTATCGCGGAACCCTCGCTCTTTGGCGTAGCGGTCGTACACCTTGTACGAGGCGACCTTCATCAAGTGCATCGTGATTCCCGAGATCGGGTCTTTCAGCACCGAGTAAGCGCTTTCGTGCTTATGGCCTGCGACGTAGATGTGATCGCGCGTACCGAGCATTGCGGCCTTCATCGGGCCGTGAGCCGGATTCCAGATTGACGATCCTGCGTGGTCGTGGCGGGCGTTCACACGCACCTCGCGCCCGTTCGGAAACTTCAGCGCTATGCGGGCCTCGGATGACTTGTACAACGTGCTTTGCTGTTTTGCGATCCACTTGATGGGGTCTCCAGATCCAGACCACATATCGTGATTGCCGCCGATCATATACAACCACCGGCAGCGATCGATGAACCATTCGGCCAGACGCCAAGCCTGTGCGGCAGACGTTGCCTGTTCTCCGTAAAGCCTTGCTAGACGGCCCACCCAGTTATTGGTCGTATCGCCCACATTGCAAGCGAACAGCCCCTCGGTGCGATTGCAAAGGTCTGTGTGCCGCTCGAGCGCCTCGATGTCGGTGCCGTCGTCGTCAACGTGCGGGTCGCCAAAATGCAGCAGGCCGATCGGGCCGCCAATCTTGATGCGAATCGGGATGAGCTTTGACGCCTCTTCGTGTTCGCGCTTGTGGGCAAACTTGCGCTTGCGCTGCTCAATCAGCTCGTCGATGGATACGTCGTCGTCCGGCAGCGGCGTGAATTCGAACTCTTTCTCGACTGGCGTCTGACGTCCGGGCTGGTATGTCGATACTGGAATCGACGCGCCCTGCGCCTTCATGCGCTTGAGGCGGTGCAGGAACGTGCGCTCATTGAGCCCCAGCTCCGCGGCTGCTACCGCCCGTATCCCATTGTGCTTGCGTAACGTCTCGAGTATCTGTTCGTCCGTTGCCTTTGCGGCTACCACAGCATCACCTTTTGCGAGTTACTTTGATGCCGAGTTCCTTTCGGCGCTCTGTTGTCCGGACATCGTCCCTGACAGCAGTCCATTCCAAATGCCCGTCAATGAGCCTGTATTGTTCTTTATGGGTGAGCGCGCAATCGCAGCACTCGGTGTAGGTGTATCCCTTTACTCGGTACCAGATTCCGTCGTACATCTGGACGACAGGTACATTCGCATCTCGTCTTGCCTTCGGGCCACCAGCCCGGGCAGAACCTTTCCGCCGCCTTTTGTCCACTTCATGAACTCCTGCGCAGCGCCCCAGTAGTCACCGCGGTTATGTTTCATGCGCAACGAAGAGCGTTGCAGATTTCCGAGGCCCACGTTGAAAGAGAAGGAAACAAGGCTGTCGAACTGGCCTTGACGATCAGGAGCAATAGCGCAATATCGGGCCACGCCGCGCTCAAATCGCGCAAGGTCTTTAGCAAGTAGATCGTCCACTTCAGCCATAGACCAAACACGGTCGTCCTCGGGGTTTAGCGGATAGTCCCGGCGCAGAGGAAAGTTGCCATTGTCTGCCGTTCTGACCACCGGCAACCGTGCCTGCTCCGGGTACAGAACATGGCCGACTCCCACCGTCCACAACTTGGCGGGGCAAAGATACGGTCGCAGGCGCACTCCTTCGTGATGCTTGATCGCGGCGAGCGCCTGCTCGCTTATGTTCATTTCTTAAATGCTTGCGTCCCAAACCAAAATGCAATGATGCTCGAAAGAATCAACATTTCATCTTCGCTGAACACATTTTCCATAGCCACGGCAAACGGGATGCCGGTGCTATATGCGTACCATACACCAGTTGCATTCAAAACAACAAGTTCCAGCACAAAGATATAAGTCACTACAGGTCTGACAGAAGCCCGCAGATTGATGATCCATTGGCTGGCACCCTTGCCGATTTCCATGTCGTGAGCGTACAAAGACGAGCGCTCCTGCGCTTGTGTCTGCATAGCTATCTGCTCGGTCTTAATCTCCTCGATGCGCTCCTGCGACTGAAATCCCCGAGCCGCCATCTCGAGCTCCTTCTCCTTTTGCATGGCGAGGATCGCCAGTTCGTGGCGCTTGTCCTGCTTGTCTTGGAAGAAATCGAGGATCTTGGGCAGGCCGCCAGCCAAAAACGAGAGGAACGTCGAGAGCATCGTCATCATAGCGGCAACCCCTACTTATCGCGTTTGTTGATCAGGTCGAATAGCGTCTTG